ACTAAATCTGGAGGCGGTATGGCTGAGTCAAAGAAGATGGTTAAGAAAGAAGTTGCATTCATGCAGAAAAAAGGCGCACCAAAGTCCATGATCAAGCATGAGATGGCGGAAGCTGGCATGAAAAAAAGCGGTATGGGTAAGACAAAAAAGATGCGTTCTGGTGGTCTAGCCGCGGGACATAAGTCTGCCGATGGTATCGCTCGTAAAGGTAAGACTAAAGGTAAAGACGTTAAGATGACAAAAGGCGGGTATTGCTAATGCGAGCCTCACGCGGGATGGGGGATATAAACCCCAAGAAAATGCCTAAGACCACGGTAAAACGTGATGGCAACGAACCCGTTAAGCTGTACAAAAAGGGCGGCGGGGTTAATGCCGCTGGTAACTACACCAAACCCGGGATGCGTAAAGCTATGTTTGAAAGCATTAAAGCCCGCGCAGTTCAGGGTACAGGTGCAGGTCAGTGGTCAGCGCGTAAAGCTCAGTTGCTTGCAAAGAACTATAAGGCCAAGGGCGGTGGGTATAAAAATTGAAAGCCCCACAACAGTCGCTTAAAAATTGGGGAGACCAGAAATGGCGAACCAAAAGCGGAAAGCCGTCGTCAAAAACGGGGGAGCGTTACCTTCCGGAAAAAGCAATTAAGGCATTAAGCCCCGCCGAGTATGCCGCTACAACAAAGGCAAAACGCGCAGGAAAAGCAGCAGGTAAGCAGTTTGTAGCACAACCCAAAGGCATCGCAAAGAAAACGGCGGGATTTAGAAAATGACAACTACGGGCGCAACAGCATTTAATCTCGAATTTACTGAGATAGCTGAAGAAGCATTTGAACGTGCTGGGCGCGAGATGCGCTCTGGGTACGACTTACGTACTGCCCGTCGTAGTATGAACTTGATGACTATCGAATGGCAAAATCGTGGCATTAACATGTGGACGATTGAGCAAGGTACTATTAATTTGATACCGGGGGTTGTTACCTATGCCCTCCCACTCGATACAGTAGATTTGCTTGACCATGTGATTCGCACTGGACAAAATAACATTTCTACCCAAGCCGATTTGACCATTTCGCGCATCTCGGTGTCTACATACGCTACGATACCTAACAAACTAAATACTGCGCGTCCTATTCAAGTATGGGTACAGCGTATGTCGGGGCAACAAACTCCCGCTAATATTGCTACCACCGCGGCGATAAATGCTTCGGTTACATCTATTCCGGTTACTTCTGTAGTAAACCTTGCATCTTCTGGCTTTATCCAGCTAGATAACGAGATTATTTATTATAATAATTTAGACGTTGCTACTAATACTTTACAGGCTTGCCAACGCGGACAAGCAAACACTACTGCGGCGACCCATACGATAGGTACCACGGTATATATTCCTAACCCACCATGTATAACATTGTGGCCTGTACCTGATAATTCGACTCCGTATCAGTTTATTTACTGGCGTATGCGCCGCATTAAGGATGCTGGGGACGGTATTGAAACTCCAGATATGAACTTCCGTTTTCTGCCTTGTGTCACAGCAGGGTTGGCGTACCATATTGCAATGAAAATCCCAGAGGGGTTGGAGCGTTTGGATATGTTGAAAGCGGCCTACGAAGAACAGTTTAATTTATCCGCAGGGGAAGACCGAGAAAAGGCTACAGTTCGGTTTGTACCTCGTATGCTTAGAGCGCGGTAATGGGTAATAGGTTTGCGTCAGGCTATAAAAGTATCGCGGAATGCGATAGATGTGGGTTCCGTTATAAGCTGCGGGAACTGCGAAAGTTAGTCGTTAAAAACATCGTTCAGAACACCAAGGTATGCCCGCGGTGTTGGGACCCTGACCACCCACAATTAAAACTGGGTATGTACCCGGTGGACGACCCTCAAGCAGTACGGGAACCGCGTCGGGATTTGAGTTTAAACGAGTTGAATATTGGTTCAAGGGATATTCAGTGGGGCTGGAATCCGGTAGGATTTGGTAATGGTGGAGATAACCAATTAGCGATTAACAACTTGGTCGCTGTAACACAAACCGGAACTGTAACCGTGGTGGTTGGATAAATTAACTTAGGAGTAGACATGGACAAGAAACAAGTTAAGGCGATAGCCGACAAAGAAGTTAAAGTGCATGAGAAGAAAATGCACAAGATGGCTAAAGGCGGCGTAACAGGTGAAGCTATGCGTAAAGTTGGTCGCAATATGGCTCGTGCTATGAACCAAAAATCTACTGGCAGGGGTCGATAATGGCTAAGTTTTCTAAAAAGATGATGGGTAAAGAAGTTGGTGACGCCGCCGTGTACGCTGCTCCTCATACCGAAGTCCCCGCAACCGATAAGTCTGATCCACAAAACAAGAGTGCTAAACAGCTTGGCCCTCGTACAGGTGTACAGCGTGTAAGCGCGGGTGACCCCGGTGCAAATGATGTCAAAACAACCGGCATTAAGATTCGTGGTGGGGGTGCAGCAACTAAAGGTACGATGGCTCGTGGCCCTATGGCTTAAAGGTAATGTATGAACTACGCTGATCTGTGCACAAACATAGAAAGTATCTGTGAAAACAATTTCACAACGGCAGAACTCGCCATGTTTACTGAACAGGCCGAGCAAAAGATTTATAACTCTGTACAGATTCCGGCGCTACGTAAAAATGTTACTGGAACCCTGACCGTTAATAACAAGTACCTTAGTATCCCTGAAGACTATTTGTACACGTACTCGCTGGCGGTTATTGACTCCGTAGGTAAGTATAACTATCTGTTAAATAAAGACGTTAACTTTATCCGCGAAGCTTACCCAATCCCTACATCATCTGGGATACCAAAGTGCTACGCCAACTTTGATCAAAATACACTCATTCTTGGCCCTACGCCGAATCTAGCGTATTCGGTGGAATTGCACTATGGGTACTACCCCGAGTCTATTGTTACTGCGGGCACTACATGGTTAGGTAACGAGTTCGATACTATTCTTCTAAACGGTGCGTTAGTTGAAGCAATCCGGTTTATGAAGGGCGAAGCGGATATGGTGGACTTGTATCAAAAGCTGTACTTGCAAGCACTTACACTGTACAAAACAATGGGCGACGGCAAACTGCGTCAAGATGCGTATCGTTCTGGTCAGGTACGTGTCCCAGTTACCTAAGGAAATTTATGTTTACTACTCCTGTTATTCCTGAAGTTGGTAGCGTCATTGTGGAAACTACGCAACATCGTGGGTTCACTCCTGAAGAGTTGTTACCACAAGCGATGGACAAGATTATTTACGTAGGGGACAACGCGCACCCAATTATCCGTGATCAAGCAAATGTATTTAAAATGCATGTAGGCCATATAGTGTTGCACTATATGCACGAGGCTGTTCGTCAAGACCGCGCTACATTAGCTGAAAAACTACGGGCGCTAGGACACCCAGAATTAGTAACCCTTTTGGAGATTTAACATGGCATTTTCTGGCAATTATATGTGCACCTCTTTTAAGAAAGAGTTGATGCAAGCAGTACACAACTTTAACAGCGCGGGCGGCAATACGTTTAAGCTGGCTCTGTACGATAACTCGGCGTCATTTACAGCGGCTACAACTGCGTATACATCAACCAATGAAGTAGCGGCGTCGGGTTCTTATAGTGCGGGTGGTGGTGCGTTGACGAATGTTACCCCTACAAGCTCGGGTACTACGGCGTTGACCTCGTTTAGCAACCTGTCGTTTACTTCGGCAACAATCACGGCGTTTGGCGCACTAATCTACAACAGCAGTGCCGCAGGTAACCCGTCTGTTATAGTGCTGGACTTTGGTGGCGCAAAGACTTCGACCTCGGGTACGTTTACGATTATTTTCCCGACTGCCGACGCAAGCAACGCGATTATTCGTATCGCTTAAAGGAGCATCATGGCTGATGCCGTTGTAGCATTTGAAGGGTGGAATGCTTCTGGCATTAGCTGGGGAGATCAAGGCTGGGGTGTAGGTAATTCTACTACGCCAAGTGTAGGGCAAGTCGGTACAGTATCAGTTGATGTTGCCGCTAGTGTTTCAGTTAATGTAACCGGCGTTTCAGCAACAGGTAATGTTGGGACGGTCACCGCCAGCGATAGTGCAAATATTTCGGTTACTGGGGTTAGTGCGGCAGGAAATGTTGGAACGGTAACAGTTAGCACCACTACAAGTGTTTCAGTTAATGTAACCGGCGTTTCAGCAACAGGTAATGTTGGGGCGGTCACCGCCAGCAATAATGCACAAGTAACAGTTACTGGGGTTGTAGGCACTGGGCAAGTAGGTACAGTTATTGCTGCTCCCGGGGTTAATGTACTACTGCAAGGGGTGTTTGCTACTGGGCAGGTTGGAAATGTTTCGGTTCAGGCTTCAGCCCAAGTGTTCCCAACAGGAGTTTTTGCTACCGGATATGTGGGCCAAGTGCTACTATGGGGCATAATTAACGATTCACAAACTCCTAATTGGCAAGGCGTTTCTGACGGGCAATCCCCGGGATGGGGGACGGTAAATGACGGTAACAACGTCGTATGGGTTCAAATTTAAGGGAATAATATGTCTAGTACTTACACCAATTCATTACGGCTGACCCTACAAGCAACTGGAGAAAACAGCGGTACGTGGGGTGATATTGTTAACGCGGGGGTCACTAATCTAGTTGAT